TCACCATATATTAAAGCAGCAATATATTTAATCGGTCCAACTTCAGCTTCAACTTTTCTTAATTGTGACGCAATAGGTGCACGTTCATTATTTAATTTGTTTATTTCATTTTGCGCACGATCTATTTCAGAAACTAATTTATTTCTTTGTCCTTCTTGTTTTCTTCTTAATTCAGTTGCTGTATTAATACCCTTTTCATCAGTGGTACGTCCTATACTTTGTTCAACTAAATCATCTAATTGTTTTATTGTTTTTTGGTTTCTATTGATTAAATCTTTTTGATATTTAATTTTATCATCTAATAGATAAACTTTAGAGGATACTTCACCTGTTGGTATTGCTTGATCTAAATGTGCTTTACTTAAAAATCCAAAAATACCCATGCTTGTTAAAAGCATAAGTACAATTAATGAAATGCTAAAGTAATATCTCATTACTTTTGTTATATCATTCCATCTTCGATATAGCCAAGATGCAATTACTAATTTTGCTGTTTCTAAAGCTGTACCCATAATTGCTATTGGTATTACAGCTGTTGCAAATATTGCTATTAATCCAGTAATCGCATAAAATGCTGCGATAGCTGATAAAAATAATGCGTTGATTAATAGTAAGGTTTTCATTTTTTCTTTTTCTTGCTTTTTATGTATTTAATATGGTAGATTGAATTGTGGCCATCTCGCCCATCGTTTGCGTTCTTCATTCAAATCTTCTACAGTATGATTTGGACCAAGATTTCGCATAAAAGGATAAGAGTCACTGTCATACACAAATCCTATGCCACAATTGTCAAATCTACTTCGGTCAAATCGAAATTCTCGCATTCCTGGAGCACTTATTCCTCCCTCAGCCTGTCCACCTGCTTGAAAGCAAGCCAGTTCTTCTGCTTTGAAATTAAAGTCAAATGAGTGTATGATGGCAAAATCAAATTTGTTCAGTGTTTGCCAATTTACTGGATTGACCCAAATTTTATCACAAGTGGATCCATCCCATTCCCCACCTTTGCCATAGAATCTCACATTGGGATATCCACAGTCCGAGCGATGATACACAATGCCTCCACCAGAACGTGTGTCTGCTGCCATAACTGGTTGCGAGAACCAATGGATAATTGCAGCAATCGTTAATAGAATAATTGACCTCATTTATTTCTTTCTGTTATCATCTCCAAATCCATAAAATACTACTTTACTATCTCTACCATATTGTGCTTGTACTGCTCTTGTAGCGTCAGTCACATTTATAGCACGTTGCTCAACTATAATTCCTGGAGATGTGTTGTTAATCATTACTAAAAATCTAAAAGTTTTTAAAGGTATCATTTACCAATATTTTTTCTTGTAAATTTCATCATTATATTTTCATTATAATATTTGTTTTCACCATTAGGAAGTTTTGCATTCAATACATCAAATTCAAACATATACTTTACTTCCCAATAATTAACTTCACCTCTTGTTTTGCAGAGTCGAAGTATTTCTCTTTTGAAATTTTGTTTTCCTATTTTTTCTACTTCGTTTAAAAATGTAGTTGAAGATCCCCAATAGTCTGCCCAATCGTTTTCTACTCTTGAACGTCTTTTATTGACTCTTCCTTTAAGTGGCTGTTTCGTTTTAGCCGATGTAAAATATTTACGTCCTATATAGATTTTATTATTTAAAAGATTTGTAATTGAATATATAAATCCGAAATATTTTGCAGGATCATTGAATTCTTTGTTTTCGTATAACCATTTTGTCATACTTATATTTATTCATCTGATTCTTGTTCTTCAAATTCATTATTATCATCAGTTATGTCATGTGCACACATTGGACAATAAGCAATATCTGCCTTAGTCAATGTATCATCTTGTGTCGTAAATGAAATCTTACCCTCTGTTTCGCAAGATATGCAATGAAATTTAACTGTTTGTGTTTTCATTATTTTTTGGCTCCCCAAACATCACCCCAATCGCCTTTTAAAGATCCTTTTGCATAATCAGTAATACGATTTTCAAAAAAGTTTCCATGTATTGGAGCATTCATCATTTCCTCTACCCAAGGAAGTGGATTTGTTTTTCTTTTATTAATACCTTTCAGACCCATTGAAATAAGTCTTCGGTCACATATATATCGAATATATTCTTTTACTTCTTCTTTTTTTAAATTTTGCATATCGCCCATTGAGAAAGCAAGATCAATAAAGTTATCTTCTAATTCTACCATTTTTTCAGCAATATCATATATTTTCTTTTTAAGAGAATCATTCCATATTTCATTATTTTCTTCAACATAAGTTCTAAACACTCTTATCATCGCTTCACAGTGTTGTGTTTCATCTACCATTGACCAAGTGACTATTTGACCCATACCTTTCATAAGTCCATGTCTTGGAAAATTTAATAACATAATAAAAGATGAGAATAATTGCATACCCTCTGTAAATGCTGAGAATGCTGCGATGCTTGTAGCAATACTAGTTTTATTTGTACTCTTAGATGCTAAGTCTACAAAGTAATTGTGTTTTGCTGCCATCTCTTTATAGTTATTGAATTCATTATAAGTTGCTTCTGGCAAACCTAATGTTTCAATTAAATGAGAATATGCTGCAATGTGTAAAGCTTCACGTGCCGCAAACCCACACATCATCATACGCACTTCTGGTTGTGGGAAGTAAGGAAGATAATTCATTACATAACCACCTGCTACATCAATATCTCCTTGTGTAAAAAATCTAAAAATATTAGTAAGAAAATGTTTTTGTGGTGGTGTTAATTTACTTTTCCAATCTTTTACATCTTCTAGCATTGGCACTTCTGTGTGTAGCCAATGTGATTGTTCGTGTTTAAGCCATGCATCATAAGCCCACGGATAATTAAATGGTTTAAAATAATTTCTTTCTTTTGTTAAAGAAATTGTTTCAGATTGTTTTGGCACGTTCATGTTCCTCTATATGTTAAGTTAAAAAAATAATTGCACTTTTCCGTTTGGATTAATGTAAATATGTCCTTGCAATGTAATTCGTTTTTCGTAATTTGCTAATGCGTGACGACCTATTCTATGTTGTTCTAAACCACTCCATATATGAAGTGTACCATATTCATATGGTATCATAGTTTCTTTTCCTGATGGCATTAACCACTCTAAGTGTGCTCCTCTTTCTGGCATCATAATAGGAGATAAAAAAGAAAACAGTCTTTTAGGATCTATATTATCTTCCCACAAGCAAAGCGTCGTATCAGTATGCCATCCAAATGCCTGAGCAGTTTGTTTTCCATCAAATATATGAAATCCAGGAATTGGTAAATTTGGATAAAATTCAGTTTCTTTATAATTGAACACTTCAAACCACTTACCAACATTATCAATTAATTTTTTATATATTAAATCTTTAAATTCTTTTAAAAGTATTCCTTGAAGTTCTTTATTTATCTCACTCGTATCTTTGGGTTTAAGTGGATATATACTATCCCCAAGTAAATATTGGTTTTTAGAATAGTCAGATTTCATTTCAAGACTATTTTTATATACATTATAGTCGTGTAATTTTTTCCAATGTGGTTTTAATTCTAAAACTTTTCTTGCTATTTGGTTTCGTTCACCCTCTGAAAAGAAATTTTGTATTTCAGCAAAAGAAAAACGTTTCATAATTTTACCAGTAAATATATGCTCTGTTATCTTTAAGTACGTAATGACCTTGTAAAGTAATTCTACTTTCTCCTTCATTCATACCAAACTTTTTCATCCTATGGAAATAATCACCTTTCCAATAATAAAAAGTATTTAATTTATATAGTTTTACTTTTTCAGGATAATCTTTTAACGCATCAAAATCATTTGTATCTTTATACTCTAAACCAGCAGGATCACTGCTTGGTGATTCAATTAAAGATAAAAAAGAATAACATTGTTCTGGTTTATAATTAGTATCATATCTGCATATTGTAGTATCTATATGATATTCAAAAGGATGTGGTGTTTGCTTACCTCGAAATATATGAAATCCAGGACGTGGATATTCAGACAAATAAGAAGTAGGCAATCCTGTTATATCTTTAATTGTATTAATTATTTTTCCATACAAATCAAAAAATGAAACATTTAAATTTTCTGATAAAATTTTATTTCTTTGTTCTAGATTTTCTAACACGTATGTAGCATCACCTAAAAAATATTGATTTTCAGCTGACTTATAAAGTTCAGGATCTTGTGCTGCTAAAAGTTTAGCAGATTTTGCTAAAGGAAAATCTTTTATATGTTTCCAATCAGATTTTAAATCTTCAACTTTATTTCTTATATTTAAACGTTCTTCGTCAGTGAACCAATTATCTATATTTTTAAATACAAACATAATATTAACTAAGTAATGAAAATGTAGTGGTAATTATTTTTTCTATTGCTGCTTTATATTTCATCATATCAGCTTCTTCTTGTATTTCTTCGATACGAGCCAAATCATTTAATAGATCTGTATATTCAGCTGTTGATAGTTGTCCTGTTTCGTGTTGATGATTATATCTTAATATTTTATTTGCTTTTTCTCTTATCCATGCATTTTCACTAGTTGTTAGTGATTGCATTTCTTGTATTGCTTCATTTATAGTCATTATTTGTTCCTAGCTGCAAGTGCATTTGCTATAATATCCACTTGCTTTGTTAAATTAATTACTTTCTCGATACAATAAAGTTCTTTCATATTACCAGATTTAGAAGATTCGTAAAGACCTCTCATACTCTCAGATAATGGTCTTACCATTTTTAAAACATCTTCATTTTCTTTTGCTGATGAGTAATAATATAGTTTTTCTTTTCCTTCCCAAATTTTTAATATAGTTTCTTGTGATTTATCACCAGTACATTGCACTTGTCTTACATCATATCTTAAATTTGAAATCATTAACATTTCATTATCATCATATGAAGATGGTAATAGTTTTTTAACTGCAACTATTCCTGCAGGAATACATGATGTTAATAACATCAAGAGTATTAAAGTACTCCATATTTTTAACCCTCGCAAGCTAAACATGTATCCTCTTTTGTTAAATCTTTTATCTTAATCTCTTCGATAATTCTTCGTTCAATTTTCTTTGCAACTTTGTCAGCTTTACCAATCTTTTCACTACGACAATAGTATAAAGTTTTTAAACCTTTTTTCCAAGCCATAAAGTGACAAGCATGTAAATATTTAATATCCGTGTCTGGTCTAAAGAATAAATTAACTGATTGTGCTTGGTCTATAAACTCTTGACGTATTGCTGCATGTTCTATAACCCAACGTTGATCTATTTCCATAGCAGTTTTAAAAGTATCTTTTTCATTTTCTTTTAAAAATTCTAAATGTTGAACTGAACCATCATTCATTATAATACTAGACCAAATTTCATTATAATTAAGTTTATCATTTTTTTCAACATATTTCTTAATCAACTTATCTAATTGTTTATTTTTATTTATAGAAGCTCCAGAAAGAGTATCTTGTCTGTAAACATTTGCTCTAAATGGTTCAATTGATGGTGAAGTATTTCCCATTATGATAGAAGATGAAGCATTTGGTGCAATAGCCATTACGTGAGAAAATCTCTGTCCTGTACCAACTGCATCTGGTGCTTCACCTCTTTCTTTTCCAAGTTTAATGTTTGCTTTATCTAATTGGTTTCTTATATGCATAAACATTCGAGTGTTAGCAGATACTGCCATTGCAGACTCCCATGGAATATTTTTGCTTTGTAGGTAAGCATGAAAACCGAGTGCACCAACTCCGACACTTCTTTCTCTTTCAGCTGAGTATTTTGCTCTTGATATAGCATTCGGAGCGTGAGATATAAAATATGTAAGAACATTATCTAACATCTCTGCTATATCTGCTAAAAACTGATCGTCTTTCTTCCATTCATCAAAATATTCTAAATTAACTGAAGATAAACAACACACAGCAGTTCTTTCGACACTAGTGGGTAATATAATTTCAGAACAAAGATTTGATTGATGAATTTTTAAATTTTTTGATTTTAAGAATGCTGGAAGATGCTCATTTGATGTATCGATAAAATGAAGATATGGTTCTCCTGTCATCATACGCATTTCTAATATACGTTGCCATAATTCCCTTGCACTTATGTAAGATTTAACTTCTTGTGTATGTGGATCACGTAAAGCCCATTTATCGTCAGCTTCTATATCTAACATACATTTTTCAACAAGTTCCATAAACGCATTTGGTATATTGATACCATGATGCATATTTAAACAACGAACATTTTGATCACCTGTTGGTTTTCTTATTTCTAAAAATTCAATTATATCTGGATGAGATATATCTAAGTAAGCAGCATAAGAACCTCTTCTTGTACGACCTTGTCTATATGCTAATGTTGCTGCGTCATATATTTTTAAATGTGGTAATACACCTGTTGATTTATCGTCAGCTGATCTTATACCAAATCCTATACCAACTCCACCACCTACCATCGATAGCCAGTTAGTTTCTGAAAGATTTTTAACTAATCCTTCTGCTGTATCTTCTATATAATTTAAAAAACAAGAAATTGGCAAACCTTTTTTGCTTCTTCCGAATGAAAGAATAGGAGTAGAATATGATAGCCAATGTTTAGATGAATAATCATAAAGTCTTTGAGCATGTTCTTTATTTGAAGAAAATGTTTTACTTACGAAAGCAAATCTTTGTTGTGGAGATGTTTCATCATCTTTCATATAAGATTCTTTCATACGTTTTAAACCTGCGTCGTCAAATAAAGTGTCACGAGTATAATCAACTCGTATATCGTTATATATTTCTTGTGTCATATTTTTTTTTATCTGTAGTATTGAATTACAAAACTGAATCTATAAGTTGGAGCTGATGGACTTGGTGATGAGATACAATGTGGTATAGTGCCATCAAAAAGTATTGCTCTTCCTGGAATATAAAAAGAACAATATTCTAATTTACTCATATTTTGATTTGTGAACATAGTATAACCACCCCATTCAATATTCCATGTCATATTAGGATAATATAATATAGTTCTTACATCGTTTGAACCTGCAGCATCACAATGAAAACGATTACGATCGTGGAGTGTACTTAGATTAACTCTTGCTTGAATAATCTCATACCCATCAAGCATTGAGAGTATTTCTTTAGTTCCTTCTAAATTAAGAAAGTTTGATTGTTGTAATTGGTTGCCTGCGAGTAGATTGCAGTATAAATTAAAATCGCCTTTATATTCTAATCTTGCTGTGTCACTTCCATCTGTAGTAAAATGTCTAGTTGAACAAAAAGAATAAAGTCTTTCTCTATCTGCTGCTGAATATAAGTCATCAAATATAGTTAATTGTCTATTCTCAATATGCAAGCAAGTTTTATTCATGTGCTTTGTTTATAATATTATGAATTTCTGTTATATCTATTTTATTCATATCAACATTTTTCATCAATTCACTTTGTCGTAATACTTTTTGTTTATGTTCTTTCGCTAACTTGGTAAAAAACTCAAATGTTTCTTCGTTATGTCCTATAACTTCAGGTTGTTTATCTTTTGCTGGCATTATTCATCATCCTTAAAAATATTTTCCCACTTTAACATTTGAAAATACATTATATCGTATGTTATAAAGTTTATAAATTGCATTAATACTGTAAATTGTATTTTAAGTATGTATTCAGGTATAATCCACAAAACCAACCATAAACAAATTCCATAATGTAGTCTTTTGTTTGCTGGAATGGTATAAAATAACCAATTCAACATTTAATTACTCAATAATATTTTTATCTTTCTTAATATGACCAACCACTTTACCAGCATTTTTTCCTTCTTTAATAGAATATCCAGAAGTTCCATTCGCATTTATTTCAACTTCTTTTCTTGCTCTCAATAAAGCTTTTTCTTTTTTCTCGATTTCTTGATTAGCAGAATATATTGCCATCGTTCTATCGAATTTATTGTTTGTCATTTTTTTCTTCCTTGTTTTTATTTTTAGTAAAATCTGCTTTTACTACTGTTGGAGAAATAGCTTCTTGTGCTATTTTATCTAACTCTCTTTGTATTTCTATTTGTTTGCTTGTGACTAAGTCAAGTGTATCATAATTTAGATTATCAATAAAATTTCTAGCGACATCTTTGCCTAACTCTAACACAAGTAAATCTTTACCAGCAACAATCATTGCTGAAGCACAAGATATAGCTTGTCTTGGTGTCTTAATATTCATAACAGATCTCCAAAGAGGTTGAAGAAGAACATTTTGTTCATGTTCTACACGTCTTTGTTGTTCTTGTATTTTTGTTATATCAATTGTATTATTATCGTCGCTCATATTTCCTCTATATTTTACAACGTACCCATTTATTAAAAGCAAGTTCTGCTTCTAGTCCACGATACGTATTTTCATTAATTAAATTTACTATATTTATTTTAGGTTGTTTTAAAACTATTTCATTTATATCTTTACCAGATATATTTGAAGGAAGCAAACAAACTCCATATCCTAAGTTTATACACTTATATATAGATTTACAAATTTCAACATTTCTTGGTTCATTATCTATTATTACTATTACACGTTCTTTATTTTTTAAAAGTCTTTTACTTTCAAAAGAAGTACCTGCAACAGCAACAGCATTAGGTAAGAACATACTATCAATTGGTCCTTCAACAGCATATATAGTCTTATTCTCATCTAACTTTTCTAAACCAAATATCTTTTCGTTTTTCTCGTTTGTCTTAATTGTATAATACTTTGGTAATTCTTTTCCTAAAGTACGTCCTTGTATTGCAAGTAAATTCTTTTTCTTATCGTAAAATGGTATTATTAACCTTGGATGATCTTCTTCAATCGAAGCAAATTTTGGTGCAATATTTTCATTAACCCATTTTTTAAATGTATTAACCCAATATAAAGATGCAAGGTATTCAGTTGGTATTTTACGTTTTGATAAGTACTTACGAACAGGATGTTCAATTTGTAGAGTGGTGACACACTCAGCATTAGGAAGAACAGAAATAGTTTGTTTCTCATTTTCTGGTTTAAATTGGTCAAAGAAGTCTTTAATCGGTTCTTTAGAGACTCCAACTTTAGAATTACTTTTATATTTTTCAACATTGTATTCACTTTCTAATTTAGGATCAATAAATTTTAAAAAATTACTCAACCCCATACTAGCACTGCAATTATGGCATTTGAAGTTTAAATTATTCTTAATCTTGTAAATAAACCCTCTTGCTTTCAATACATTACGTTTAGAATCTTTACATATTGGACAACTAAAGTTCCAAAGATAAGTGTTTTTCTTTTTAAAATTCCTTAATTTTGGAGATACTAAATCAACGTATTTAATGTCAATAAACAACATAATAACGTATATTATACTATATTTTAACTTGTATGTAAAGTGCCTTAATTAAATATTTTTAATAATATTTGGGATATATTCTTATATTCCATACCCATTGCAATAGCTAAAATAGCACCACCAGCATACCATTTCCAACGTTCAATATTCTGTACTTTATTTGCTAATTTCTCAATATTATTCGAACTTGTATTCGATAAATGATGGCTTACTTCTTTAATTTCTTTATGCACATCCATTATACGCATATTTAAATCGTGTATTTCGTTATTTAAATGTTCACTTTTTTGTTCGTTATTTTCTAGTCTTACTTCGTGTTGAGAAATTAATTTACTTACTTCTAATGAAGCATCTGCTAATTTATCTACATTTTTATCAAGTTTATTTAATAATGTTTTAAGTAATTCAATATCAGATGTTAATTTAACGAAACGTGACTTAGTATTTCCATTTCCATTACCATTATTATTTTCATAGTTATCTGACATTTTTTTGTAATCTTTCTGCTTCTTTTACCCAATTTTGTAAAGCAATTAATTTCTCACGTATTATATTACATTCTGTGTAATTATCAACAGTTGTTTCTAATAACGTTTTTAATTCTACTTTATCGTTTTCATTTGTTTTGGACTTTCCATCAACACCTCTGGTGGCATTGGGTATTTCGGGGATACCTGTGATTGCTTCATTATGGAGCAATTTGACATCATAAGGAAGAGCACACTGCCTATTAAGATTGTCAGGGATAATTTTTGATACTTTTGCATGGACATTTTCACCTCTTTCATTTATTCTTTTAACTATTCTTTCTAAGTTTTTATCTGAAGCTTCAGATAAATCTTTTATTTGCTTTTCGTATGTTTTTATTTTATCTTTACTTTCTTTTAATATTTTTTTAGTTGTAGAAGAACTATTTGCATAATTTAATCCTTCTAACCATGTTCCTACTATTAATACAATTAAAAACATTATACGATAAAAAAATTTAAGTGGGATTGGTATAAAAGGAATAGATGTAATTATAAATCCTACTAAACCTGTAAAAAATATTGCATGAAACACAAAATCAGGTATTAATGTAAATAATGTTGATAATGTGAAAAAACTACTTAATGATTTTATACTTAAAAATTCAAACATAAATTAATTCAATTCTGTTGCTACTATATTTGCTATTTCTTGTTCTTTTGATTCTTTATTTCTTTTAATAGAAGACCAAGATCCACCACCATAACGATTAAAACGAATGGCTTTCATTTTATTACCATTTTTTAAAACTATAATTCCTTTAGGATTTTTACGAGCAAAATTATAAATTAAATTTTCTCCTTCATCTTCTAAATTTAAATATTCAGACCAACGAGTCCATTTAGTTTTACCATTTTTAAATTTATCATATATAGAATCTTTAACATTAAACATAGCATAACGTCTTGCAGCTTTCTTTGAAACAACTGGGGCATCTGTACTTACACCAGCACCTGTGACATTTGCTATATCTTCTTGTACTTCTTCTGTTAAATATAAATCTCTTAAAAATTCTTTTACTTCTTGTTCATCTAAATTCATTCTCTCATTAGATGATAACAATTCATTATATCTTGATTCAACTAAGTATAATGATTCTTTTTTAATATAAAATTCTTTAATTAAATATAATGCTGCTACAATAGACTTTAAACGATTATCTCCTCCAGGAAGTTTTGCTAATAACATTTTTAATTTAAAAACTAATCGATGCAAATACGAAAATGATTCACGTTCTGCTGAAGTTTTTAATTCTGAATATTTTTTAAGATAATTGCCTTTGTCATCAATAATTCCATATTCATATGCTTTTGTCTTTGTGAAAGGTGTGACAAGCAAATATAAAATTCTTAAAGCAATAAGATTATCTACTACTAGATTTGCCATTATATTTCTCTTAATTTTTTTTGTACGTTTTCATCAATCAACAAACTTGTTGTACGAACTGCTGTATCTGGAATAAACTCAGGCAGTCTTCCAAGATAGGTAAGGAAAGGAATTAATACATCCCAATTTTCTTCACCTACCTTAAAGAATAACATTTTAGTTGCTGATTTTCCCCAAAGATTATAGATAATAATTATATGATTTAATATAAGTCTTTCTTTTAAATCATCTATATTTAAAGAAAGTTTATATCTTTTTAACAGTTTAGAAAGATGAATAAATCTTTTTAAATCATCTTCAAATTCTGATAAATTTCCAATAGTAGGATTATCATAATATTTAATAGCATAACTTAGGAAATTATTTTCCGCTAGTTTTAGCTCTGTCATTATCTTTGGTTAAAGTTTCTTCTTTTTCTTTAGTTGAACTAACTATTTCATTTAATGCTTGTATCGCACCAGTCAACATATCAATCTCTTTTATAGTTTGAGCTGTTGTATTACGAAGTTGAACTAAAAAATTTTGTTTTTCTACTAATATTTTAGAATATTCTTCAATTTTACTTTTTACATCATATGTCATAATTTAAACCTTTATTATATATTATGCTATTGTCATATTTCTAGCTGATAGAATAATCCATCCACTAGTTAATGCTAATAACGTTATTGAAGCACCAACCACACTACTATTAATTGTTGTAAAACCAACTCTAGTTGCAACGTTAATTGATACACTTCCAGCACCTGCTATAACATTTATAATTTTAACTTGTCCTGTTGTACCTGCTGCGAGAGATAGAGAATCACCTCCAGAAGATAGAGTAAAATTAGTTATTGCTGTTGTTAAACTTGCAGCAGCATTACCTGTTGCAGCTTGTGGTGTTTGTGAAAAAGTTAAAAACCCATTCGATATCGCTAAGTTTCCAGCAACATCAAGTTTTTGTCCTGGAGTAGCAGTACCGATACCTACTCTATCACTAGAAGCATCTGTGAAAAATAGATTGTTATCATTATCTCCAGAGATACGAGTATCTTGGTCAGCACCATTTGAATTTACTATCACAGCAGAATTCAAGTTTGCTAAAAAGTTTGTTATTGTTATTTTTTTATTTGAACCACCCTGTACGAGTGTAAATAGATCTGCACCAGCAGCACTGGTTGCAGCTGTTAGATCTGATATTTTTTGATCAGCCATTGTGTTTTCCTATTCTATGTTATAGAGGGGATGGTTATTTTTATCTAACCATCCCAACTCTAGGATTATATTTTTATTTATTTTACGAATCTGCTAGTACTGCATCGTCGTTAGCATCACCTGTTATAGATGACATTGCTACGAGTACTTCAGATTTATGTCTTGTATTACTTTGCGCATCAGTATAGGTTGAATATTTTACCCATCCTGGAGTCGTCAAACCTTTTTGTCTGTTTGCAGCGATAGTTGCTTCTGTAGCATCTACACCATAAACACTCGCAAGATCAGCATCACTAAGAGATGCTGGTTGCTCATTAGCACTTATAGTTAAACCAGATGCAGTTGAACCTGCATAGTTTTTATGTAAAGTTGCTACTGTGTTTGAAGTAATACTTACGACTCTATATTCTACAGTTGCTATTACGACAGTATTTCCTGTTTTCAATTCAGTAGTGAAAGCAGTTCCTGTTCCAGTCAATGTAGCTGATCCGTTAGTCACAGCTGCAGTTCCTGTAATAGCTTTTGTATCTTTGTTTCCAAATAGTGCCATTTTGTATTTCCTTTAGTTTAAATAATTCC